ATATTTTAGTAACATATCCAAAAAATTGAAATTTGTCAGGTATGTCAACTTTAAATTCAGTGGATATATTTTTTCCTCGTCTTTTTTTTTTTCCACCTTTACCCTTTGTATTTGGCATTTTATATTATTAAAGTATAAATTCTTAAATAATTTTATATCTAATTTATTATAATAATGGATACTCTTTTTTATATCAAGTTTATCCAAGAAAGATATAGATTCGTATTAAAGACACGGAACAAAAATATCAAAAAAGAACTAATTATTTACGAAAGACTTAAGATATTAAATGAATGTAACGACTCTAATTTAAAATTAAATCTTATTTCAAATCATTTGTACAATATTATCAATCTAGATATTGTAAAATTATTAGAAAAATACACGCAAAATTGCTATAATAAAATGTTTAAAAAAATGATAATCTTAAACGATATTAACAATGACATAAAAAAAATAATATATAAAATAGGGTTTGATACACTCGACCATTTAATTAATATAATATTTGATGATTATACATATATAAATGATGACACATTAGTATTTATAAATAATAATTTCAAACCAACAAAATGTACGCTATATACAACTATTAATCATGAATATGATATTAATCTAATACAAAATATACATAAATATAATTATTCTATTATAAAAAGAAAAAATATTTCATTATTTGAATATATTAATGGTGCTATAGTTTATTTAAAAATAAAGTCAAATATATTCATTGTTACTGGTTATTTTAAATCAGATTCACTAAATATTATACGAGAAAAAGGTATAATTAATAACAAATATAAAAATTTATTAATTAGCTCTAAATTATGTTCTATTAATAAATTATTCATATCAAAATATATAGAACAATTATCATTACGAGATTTAATAATATATTCGAATAATGAAATACTTAATAAAATGAAAGTAGATTATTTGAAAATAAATAATTACAAGAAAAATAATATATCATATATAGTAAAAGATTTTTTGAATAAAAACATCAAAGAACAATTAGAGATTATTATTCTATTTTTATTAATAGATAATAATAATATTCAATATATGGCATATTTGTTGTATGATTTAATGAATAATGATTCATATTTATTAAAATCTCAACCATTATCTGACGAAATATATGACAACTTACATTGGAGTTTGAAGAAGAATTTTAAAAAAAATCATTCTAAAATAGAAGAAAATATTAAACATATTAATTTCAATATTGAAGATATATCATATGAAAAACGAATTTTTTTAATGAATTGTAATGATTCAGTAAAACAAAAAGCAATAGATAAATATAAAGAAATTATAAATAAATCAAATGAAAACGCTTCAAAATCACAACAATATTTAGATTCTCTTTTAAAAATACCATTCAATATTTATAAAAAGGAAGAAATATTATATTCAAAAGATAATTTAGAATTTAGAATTAAAAATACAATAAATTTAGCACATGATTATATTGAATCAAATAATTTAAATTACAAATTTACCGATACTAAACAAAAATTTTTATACATAAATATGGAAGATTCTGTAAATAAATTAGAACTTTTAACTAATTATATAGAAGAAAAACAAAATATAAATAATATAATTAACAAATTTGTAAAATCTACAAGAAATATTTACATTAATAAGATAGTAAAAGAAATAATTAATGAAAATAATTTAAATTATAAAATAGTTAATTCTAAAAAAGAATATTCTAATATTTTATGTGATTTTTTTAACAATACTAACATACCATTAAAAACAAAATCAAAATATATGACTATATTACATAATAATCAAAAAAATAATGAATACACTACACAATTAAGTCTATCAATTAACAATTTAATATTAGATTGGAATACATTCAAAAATGAACGTAAATTATATATTGAAAATGTTGATACTATACTAAACAAAGCTATTTATAGCCAAGATGATTCAAAAAAAGAAATTAAAAGAATAATTGGTCAATGGATCAATGGTAACATGACTGGTTATTGTCTTGGTTTTGAAGGACCCCCTGGTATTGGAAAAACATCATTGGCAAAAAAAGGAATAGCTAATTGTTTACTAGATAAAAGTGGAAAATCTCGTCCATTTGCATTTATCGCATTAGGGGGGTCTAGTAATGGATCATTATTAGAAGGACATAATTATACCTATGTTGGATCAAATTATGGTAAAATAATTGATATTTTGATTCAAACTAAATGTATGAATCCAATTATATATATTGATGAACTAGATAAAATTAGTAATACTGAAAGTGGAAAAGAAATTATCGGAATATTGACACATTTAACAGATTATGGACAAAATGAACATTTTAATGATAAATATTTTTCTGGGATTGATATTGATTTATCTAAAGTTTTGTTTATATTTTCATATAATGACTTTAGTAAAATAGATCCTATATTAGCAGATCGTATTCATAGAATTAAATTTCATTATTTACAAAAACATGAAAAAATAAATATAATTAAAAATTATATTATTCCAGAACAATTAAATGATATTGGATATAACAAAGAATCTATTATAATAAAAGATGATGTAATAGATTATGTTATAACTAATTATACATATGAAGCTGGAATAAGAAAATTAAAAGAAAAAATATTTGAAATCATTCGTGAAGTCAATTTGGAGTCCATTATGAACAATAAAAAAAAGTCCAATATACATATTACTATTGATTATGTTAAAACATTATTCGCAACAAAACCACAAGTTTATTTAAAAAAAGTTGGATTAAATAATAAAATAGGTGTTGTGAATGGATTATATGCTACATCCCTTGGTATTGGTGGAATTATACCCATTCAAGTAACCAAAACATTCAATAATAGTAAAATGGATATTACTATTACTGGACAACAAGGTGATGTTATGAAAGAAAGCATATATTGTGCTAAAACTGTAGCTTGGAATATTTTACCAAAAATCTTACAAACAACTATAACTAAAAATAAAATATTTGGGATACATTTACACTGTCCAGAAGCATCAACTCCAAAAGATGGACCATCAGCTGGTGGAGCCATAACATTATCATTGATATCTTTATTTACAAATATTAAAGTTGATAAAACAATTGGATTGACTGGTGAAATTGATATTCATGGAAATATTACCAAAATAGGTGGATTAGATTTGAAAATTGAAGGTGGTAAATATGCTGGTTTAAAAACTATATTAGCACCACTAGAAAATAAATTAGATTATGATATAATCAAATTGGAAAAACCTACTATTTTAGAAAATATAAATATTATATTTGTTGAACATATTAAAGAAATAATAGAATTATGTTTAGAATCAAATACTGTACTATTTAATTATTAATATTTTTTAGTATATCTATATTATTTAAATCCATCATATCTAATATATGATCTGTTGAGTTATTACAATTCATAACATAATTATAATTTTTAGAATTAATATCATTATACATATCACTAATACTATTATTATTACCACCTGTTTTAACTGTTATTTTATCAGATTTTTCACCAATACCAATAATATTTTTAGCTGTTAAGTATATATCATATGATGTATCCTTTTTCAAATTTGATATTTTATATTTTTTAAAATTACCTGCATTAGTTACTTTATCATCATTATGTAGTAAAATTATTTTGTAATTTTGATTTGTAAATGACTCTTTTATTTCTAAAACATAATGTGTAATTTTTGATATTAAATCTAATGAATTATTATCATTCCAGGTCAAAATAATAGAATCTGGTAAGTTATCAGGTACCTCAAAAGACGAAATATTTATTTTTTTAGGTATATTTAATCCATTATTAGATGGTGAATTTTCAAACCAAGGACAATATCTTACACGATCATTTAGTCCTTTCATTGGATGTGTATTATCATCACATTTCAAACATAATTCTTGACAATCATGTAATGTACATGTTTCTTCATCTCCAGAACCTGCACCAGCTTCAGAATAACAATGTTGTATACATTTATCAGCATTTTTATTTCCCCAACTTAACCATTTTGAATAATTTTTACCATTTTTAGTATCTTTTATACTAAATGAACAATCAGCATAATTTTTATAACATTGATAATATGAACATAATATATAATCATTTATAGTTGTATTCCATAACATTATTCTTCCAATATATCCATTAAATTTAGAAAAAATTACATCTGTTATATTTAACCCAGTTTTACTTTCAATATCGCCCACATCGTTCCAATCATCTATATTATAATTATTATTATTAACAGATAACTTATATTTATTATCTTCAATTTTTAATTTTAAAACAATCCAATTTTTATTTTTTATACTATCAAAATTTCCAGTACCTATGTTAAACGATTCTACTGTCACAATAGTTGTTTCGTCAAAAACAGGCTTGGTCCCTTTCACATTATCATTATTTCTTTTTGCTTCTGCTTCTTCTCCCAACAGCTCTTCTATCAATTCAAATTTTAACACACTTTTATTTGCATCTGCTTTATTACCTATATAAGACATATTAATTGATTTCTTATCCGCAATATTTATTTTAAGAATATTTAATATATCATTTTTTGGGTCTCCATCTCCACCATTTATATAAAATCCTAATGTCATTGAATCTAAAACTTGTTTATTTATATCTTTCATTGTAATTGTGCTAGGATTATCTGCGGTGTTACTCATTTTGAAATAATATACCTCTGTATTATTTTGAATTGTATTTTGAGGATAATATTTTGGAAGACCTTCTTCTACATTTTTTGGTATTTTATATAATTTTGTATCAGTATTCTTTATATCCACAAATTTCCAAGTTATAGCTGAATTTATACAGCCTTTTGAAATACTATATTCTTCTGCAACATTCCCACTTGATGTTGTTTCATCTATGAATTTTTCATAATACACTTTAGAATATGTATAATATAATAACAAAATAAGTATAATTAATAAAAGAAAATTACGTAATATATTCATTACAATATATAAATAAAAAAATAATTAAATATCATCTAATATATCCATATTAATACTTTTTTTATACGTAGTAAATGTAAGCAAATTTGACAATTGTCCAAGACCCATTGGATTATATGCTCGTAATGCCACTGTATATGATATATCATCTAATAAATTTGGTATTTCATACTCGCAATTTTTTAAACAATTAACTCCATCAATTTTTATAATATTTATACCATCTTGTTTATTATATGTTTTATAAACAAACATTATATAACCAATTATATCACAAATTTCATCACTTTTACATGGTTTTCTCCATCTTATTGTAGCTTTTGTTCCATCATATGATGTCGATGATAATGTAATATATGCCATTCTTGGTGTTAAATTTTTTTTTCCATTAAGATTATAATTTTTGGCTATCCAATAACAATCATCATTACAATTAGTACATTGATCAATACAATACTCATTATTACAGGAGTCTGTTAAATTACATTTATTTAAACAATCTATTTGGTGATTTGATGGATTAATTTTAGAATCAAAACCACATACACGAACATCTTTACATTTTTCTTCACATACTTCTTTCGTACATGCCGTTTTACTATCACTTATTCCTATACATGCTTGTTTACAAATATCTTGGGTATAACCTTTAGTATCAAGTACCTCATAATGACATTCTTTTTTGTCTAATTTATCTTTATCAAATATAAACCGTCCTATATAACCATCAAAATAATTTGATGTATCACTTTTATCTAATATATTAGGTTGTCCAAACAATATAGAATGATTTTTATCAAAAATACAATAATATGTGTTTCCTGAATTCGTTTTTTTTATCCTACATTCATTTGGATATGGTCCACACATAAATTCATCATTATCGTTACTGTCACGAATACAATTATATATATTTTCATCATAGGAATTTTCTTTATAAAATGGAACTACTCCATTCAATCTAGTATATATATTATTATTATCCTTAAAAGATAATTCATATTTTAATTCATTGTTATCAATCGATAAATAAAGATCATACAATACATTTTTTTCAGGTATAAATTTTTTATTATCAACAGACAATATTGTTTCATTAATCAATGTATCATCTTTTTTATTTTTAGTACTTATTACTAATAATGGAATTGTAGTTTGTTCATCATTATTTGTTGTACCCCCAACACCTATAATATATATTCTCCATACATCTAAACTAGATCTTGCTATAAGCTGTGTTCCCAAACTATTCAAAAAAAATGTAAATTTTAATTCAATATTTAAACTATCTATATTTGTTAATTGAATATAACTTTTAGAATTTATATGTTCCCACATTTTAGATGTATCAACTATAATCCCACATCTATATGATTCCATCCATCTACATTCACTATTTTTACTTTTTCTCTTACACATAACATCAGATGTACATGGAACAATATTTCCATTTTCTTTTAGCTCTGTTATTATTTCATCCGCTTGCGAATCGATGTTGTATAATTTTAATAAATTATTATCTATATATATTGTATTATATTTATCACTATATTTTTCTTTACGCCTATAATATAAATAAAATAGTAATAAAAATAAAATTATAAATAATAATAAAATTTTATTCATTAATATATATTAATATTATAATTATCTTTATTTGGGTTAAATTCATATAACTTATCCTTTATTATATTATATTCGTAGTTAATATGGTTATCTTTACTAACCAATTTATCATATACAATATCAGTTTTTTTGTAATCAACCAAAATAGTATGATCATTTTGTTTACGTGTTCTTTTTTTAGCTGACACGTCTCCATTATCATTAAATACTTTATAAAAAAGATATATCTTGTATGTTCCATTATCTAAATTTCCAATGTAATAATTTATTACTGTATTAGTATTTTTATATATTAAAATTTTTTTTATTTTTGGCTCTTCTTGTCTTTCTAATACAATAAAATATTCACCTACATTTAATGAAAATGGTTTCAACCATGACAGTTTAATATTATTTTTTTTTTTTTTTGGTATATCTAATTCAATATCATCTGATTCAACCCACAAATGTTCAGAAACATTACCACTTGATGTTGTTTTATCACCACTAAAAGTATCTATATTTGTATTGTACACACATAGAAAAATAAAAATAAGTATTATTAATATTATTAATAGTTTCATTAATATTAATAAATATATTAATTATTACATTACGATTTCATTATTATAGAATAATTTCCAAACATTCAATGATTCTTCCCTACCAGGCCGTTGTCCTCTTCCAATAATTTGAGTTGTCTTATCTTTATTCATAGAATGATACAATACAATATCAGTTGAATTTTCTAAATTAATACCATTTGCACAATAATTGGCGTTAAGCAATAATACATCAATTTTATCTGGAGAACTGTACTCTTTAAACAATCTAAGTTTTTTATTTATCGTATGCGTTGTACCATTGACATTCGCATAATTTATAGAATATTTAGAAAGCAACTCTTCTATTTTATCAAATGAATTGGTGTAATCCGAAAATATAAGCATTTTAAATCTAGGATTTTTGACTTTCTTATCTAAAATAAGACTTAAATTCTCAATTTTAGAAAGCAACTCATCCACCTCTTTTTTAACAATATCTGAAACAACAATCATAGAATTCAAATCTATAGTTGCTCTACAAAACGGACAACATTTATTATGGATTAGCCATTGTGATATACATTCCAAACAAAATTTAGTATTACAACATGGTGCTACTGAGGTTGTTTTTAAGTCATCATAACAAATAACACACATATCACTAGATTTCAATTTATCTTCAATTGATTTAATTTTTTGCTTTGTATCTACTATTTTAATTTTAATCAAATTGATACCTTCTGTTTTTGCCTTTTCCGAACTCCATGTCATTTCCATCTTCATTTTAAATTCAAGCTGTAAATTTTGCAATTTAATAGTTAGTTTATTAGTAATACCAGAAATCAAATCTTTTTCATTAACTGTTTTACAATCTAGTTTTTCTATAGCTCCTTTAATATCTCCAGCCTGTAAATGACTAATAATCTCTTGAGACGCACTTTTATTCAAAATATTCAGATAATGTGGTGTTTTACATTTAATTTGATTTAAAATATATTCTGGCAATTCAAATGATTTTCTAACAAATGTATCATCATTTTTTAATACTAAATGCTTCTTATAATAATCGCGATAACTAATAATATCCATCATAATATTCTTTATAAATCCACTATGTCTTAACCCTTCTATAACTGTCCTATTACTATATTCTGAATTATAACTATAAGATATATCCCCATAGTTATTTACCCACACTGTTCTAGAATATGGTGACAATAGTGTTTTGTACGATGATGTAACAAACCATATAAATGATGCTTTTATTTTAATAGTGTTTACATATGATATTTTTAGTATATCTGCTTCATCAAAAATATAACGTGACATTCTATTACGCGAATCCCAATGTTTTAC